TGAATTGTATCTATGAACCATTTGTGTAGCCCAATACACAATTTATTACGATAATCGTCAAATGGGATTGTTTTATATAGGACTAATATTTCAAACAAAAAATATTGTTTAGTTGTCTATGTTCGTATTGGAGGACAACCGTCTTTATGATGTTTAAAACTGGATTTGTGACACATATTTCCGATGTATGTGTATGATCATTAATTGCATTGTCCGAATGCAATTAGCCTTACGAGGTTTCCAAGTTGGACTATCTGCTCCTTAACGAAGGAGTATACTGATCACCGTAAGTCCGGAGATCTAATGATTGTAATCAACAATCACCACTCACGGAGAGTATAAATTCCAAAAACAGGAAAATCCATCCTGGTCAATCGACAAATTGAAAATAACCTTATAACAAGGGGTTGAACCCGTTATATTGTTTAGATCGTGGGTCGGTTCCGGCACGTTTTCGGAACAACCACTCAGCAGGTATCGCCTTACCAGCTGTGAAGCATGTCATCGTCATGCGGGTCTACGACCAACTGGCCTTTAATATACCCCGTATATTTATTGCAAGCACGTGGAACTTCCTCTGGGCAAATAAGAGGTATCTTCTGGTTGACACAGAAGATGTGCGTGTGCGGCATGGAGCAGCTTTTCTATCTAGAAGCGTGCGAGCAATATATATAGTATAGCAAACAGGTTGAAGTAAAGTGAGGAAAGTGACCCCCTCATGTTTCTTTAACTGCCAGTCCCATTGTACTACTCTAAGGTATGCGAGTAGTCGTTTTGGGGAAGTAATAAGATTTCGATCTAGTCACAAACAAGGAGCGTAACAGTCTAATCGTCTGTTATGCGTCTAATTACATTAAATTACTCAAAGCCCAATCTATTGTCAGACCGAAAATTCCCTTCCTGAGAATACACTTTTGAATTACAAAGAAAATTGGTACGCCAAGAAAATGCGTGATAAGAAAGTAAGTGAGAAGAAGAGGAAATTTACAAGAAAGGTAAAAAAGATGAAAAAACAATTGGGAGTGTCCGATGTGATACCCCCAGACGCGTTTTCATCTTTCGACAATTTCATCAATACAGTTAAAACACTCTCAGGAATAGGGAGTGTTGATGAATTATTTGACCATATAGAAGCTATGTCAGCATTATTAGTAGCTATTAGTGATGCTAACTCAACAACTGGAATAATAAGTTCCATAATTCTATATGCTAAAGTTCATGTCAAAGGTTCATTAATTGGACACTGTAAAGATTATATAACGGAAGTCTTAACTGAACCTCAGGGTCCAGGTGAGAAATTCGTTGAGAGCGTGAGAGATATCAAAGATAATTGGAAGAAAGTTAAAGAAAGTAAGAATTTTTCCCGAGTAAGCCAGATACTAGGTTTAGTAGTATCACTGGGATTCTGCAACTTAACCGATTTAGATTTTTCAATAGCCGGTTTCAAAATGTTTGATACTAAATTTATCAAAGTGCATGAGAGTTCTGTCGATATATTCGACGCTGTTTTAGACTCGATAGCTTTTTTGATAGATGGAAGTTATGAATGTTTTAAGAAGAAATCATTGAAACCACTTTTGATTGACGATATGCGCTCATTAGAGATGGATGAAGAATATAATTTCATTAGTAGTGCATGGCCTCTTATCCAAACAGGCAATGCCCTAGGTC